TATCTTTTCTTGTTCCATGACCGCAAAGGTAAGCAAAAAAAATAGTTTTAGCACGCTATCATATCAAGTTCTTTGGTTAGGCAGCGGCATCCGTCCGCCACGGACAATCCCCCTTGGGCCATAAAAACACGGGGCTATTGCCCCGCGCAGAGGTTAGGGTCGCACGTTTCAAAACAGCTACTGGCCCCAACCGCTGCAAATATACATATTCTTTCTGAATCCGCAAACAAAAACAAGAAAAATTTTATCATGGACGCAAAAAATCTTCAGATATTGGTTCAAAAGGCTAAAGACGACATTCTCAAAGAGGTCAATGACCGTCTTCCACGCAAGGTGGGCATCATTGCCGTGAACCACTTCAAACAGAACTTCCGTGACGGTGGCTGGCTCGACGACGGCCTCCACCCATGGAAACGCACCAAACGCCAAGACTCCAACTCGCCCGATGCTAAGTACGGACCTTTAACCTCAAGACGTGACCATCTCATGCGCTCCATACAAGCGTCCACTGCCCCGGGTGAGGTCACCATCGAGGATCCGGTACCTTACGCCACCATCCACAACGACGGAGGCGACATCACCACGCATCCATTCGTCACGGCCAAAATGCGTAAGTATGCCTGGCACATGGTCTATTCTTTGGCAGGAGTAAAGAGTAAAGGCAAGCTGCCAAAGACATTGCCTCAGGAGGCACAGATATGGAAGGGCCTTGCGCTTACAAAGAAGCAGAAAATCACGGTACATGCTCACATCCCGCAGCGCCAGTTCATGGGTGACTCCTACGAGCTCCGCATCAAGATAAATTCTCTCATTAACCAATCTATTCAAAAAATAAAAAATGGAATCATTGCTTTATCAGCTCATTAATCACGTCAAAGAGGCTATGCCTTCGCTCTCCATGGTCGACGAGGACTACGGCCAGCTCGAGGCCATCGACAAGGATGATATGGATACTTACCCCGTCACCTTTCCGGCAGTGCTTATCGACATCCCACAAACGGAGTGGTCGAATCTTTCTGCAAAGAACCAGAAGGGCACGGCCAAAATAAACGTCAGGCTCATCATTGATTGTTACGACGATACACACTTCGCCTCGGGCACCATGGAGAAAATCTCGCAGCGCCAGCAAATGGCCGACGCGCTGCACGCTGCCCTGCAGGGCTACCGCCCTTCTGCCGACGGTGAACTGGTGCGTGAAAAGTCGAGGTTCTACACCTGGGCACATGGCATCAAGGTCTACGAGGCCATCTATTCGCTCTCGGTGGCAAGCTTCATTCGGGAAACAGTGACAGTTGAATCACCTCGTCATGTTTCGATTTCGGCCTCGGCTTCCCGTAAACTTTAAAACCGGTGAACTTCGGCCGCTCTACCTGTTTGCCCTCGCACGTGGCCCCGCTCTGTATCATGCGCCGGATAATCTGCATCACACGGCTCTCGCTGATAATCTACTACGGCCCCAACGGCTGCACCTGCTGCAGTCACACGCACCACGGCCACAAGGAGGGCTTCTTCAACGAGGCATCCGTCAAGTTCAACACGGATGTGCTCGCTGAGTTCCTGCGCAACATATATCATGGTTTCGACACGTCCAACGAGGTCGAGCCAACCATGTGGCGTGAAATCTTACGTATTATCAACGAGGCTACTGTAGAGGGATTGTCTAAGGCACAGACTCCGCCCACACACGACAAGCTCTTCTATGAGGCTTTGCGCCACTCCAACGAGGTCTTTGCGGCCTTCAAGGTGCACACCATGGGCGTCGATATGGCCGCCAAGCTCTTCGACGATAAAGGCAAGCTCAAGCCCTTCAAGCAGTGGGTCGACGATGTCTCTTCCATCTCTTCTCATCAGGTGGGCTCGTGGCTGCAGACGGAGTATGATACTGCAGTAATCCGTGCTCATCAGGCGGCCGACTGGCGGGAGTTCATGCGTAACAAGGATGTCATGCCTAACCTTCGCTGGATGCCTACCACGTCGCCCGTCCCGGAGACCACCCACGAGGCTTTCTGGCAAAAGCGGCTCAACCTGCCCGTCGACGACCCGTTCTGGACGAAGCATCACCCGGGCGACCACTGGAACTGCAAATGTTCTCTTGAGGCCAACGATGATGATGTTGTACGCCCTGAAGATGTATCTGCAGATAAGCCGCAGCCGGGACTTGACAACAATCCTGGCAAGGACGGCCATATCTTCAACGATACGCACCCTTATTATCCAAAGGATTGTGCTCATTGTTTTGCCAATAAGTCGAAAATAAAGAACAAGCTTCTTTATGTTTTCTCCGGACGTGCTAAGGATTGTTATAACTGTCCTTTTATAGATAATTGTATTTCCTTCGATAAAGAAGATTTCAAGGAAACTTACAAATCGAAAGGCCGTATTCTTACATCATCGGCAAGAATAGCTGAATCAAAAAAATCAAAAGATGCTAAAGAAATCTTTGATAAAGAATACAAAATGTTAAAGGTTTGTGCTGATTATGGTCACGATATAACATACCTAAAAGGCGAGAATCGTGAAATAGGAGGTACCTATGATATATTATTTGATGATATTCCTGCAGATCTAAAAAAGACAAAGAGTTCAGGAAATATAGTAAAATATGCACGAAAAGCACTGCAAAAGCAAGGTGCAAAAATTGTAATATTTGAGTTTGAGCAATGCTTTCCAGAAACATTTTCCAGCATGAATGAAGCTTTAAGAAAATACGGTGGTGATATATATTACTTTAGAAGTTCTGATAAAAAACTCCATAAAATGAAAACGCCAAAAGGACATAAAAAAAGCCAATAGAAAAATCTATTGGCCAAGCGGTACAGGGTTTACCCCCTATCCCTACATTTTTCAGTGCATTGCAAATATACATATTCTTTCTGAATCCGCAAACAAAAACAAGAAAATTTTTCGTTATGGACGCAAAAAATCTTCAAATACTGGTTCAAAAGGCCAAAGACGACATCCTCAAGGAGGTAAACGACCGTCTTCCCCGCAAGGTGGGCATCATCGCCGTGAACCACTTTAAGCAGAACTTCCGTGATAGTGGCTGGCTCGACGACGGCCTGCATCCATGGAAGCGTACTAAGAGGCAGGATAGCAATTCACCCGATGCCAAATACGGCCCGCTTACCTCCCGTCGTGATCATCTCATGCGCTCCATTCAGGCAAGCACTGCTCCCGGTGAAGTCACTATCGAGGATCCTGTACCATACGCGGCCATCCACAACGACGGTGGCGACATCACCACACACCCTTCCGTCACGGCTAAAATGCGTAAGTATGCCTGGCACATGGTCTATTCTTTGGCAGGTGTAAAGAGTAAAGGCAAGCTGCCAAAGACATTGCCTCAGGAGGCACAGATATGGAAGGGCCTTGCGCTTACAAAGAAGCAGAAAATCACGGTACATGCTCACATCCCGCAGCGCCAGTTCATGGGTGACTCCTACGAGCTCCGCATCAAGATAAATTCTCTCATTAACCAATCTATTCAAAAAATAAAAAATGGAATCATTGCTTTATCAGCTCATTAATCACGTCAAAGAGGCTATGCCTTCGCTCTCCATGGTCGACGAGGACTACGGCCAGCTCGAGGCCATCGACAAGGATGATATGGATACTTACCCCGTCACCTTTCCGGCAGTGCTTATCGACATCCCACAAACGGAGTGGTCGAATCTTTCTGCAAAGAACCAGAAGGGCACGGCCAAAATAAACGTCAGGCTCATCATTGATTGTTACGACGATACACACTTCGCCTCGGGCACCATGGAGAAAATCTCGCAGCGCCAGCAAATGGCCGACGCGCTGCACGCTGCCCTGCAGGGCTACCGCCCTTCTGCCGACGGTGAACTGGTGCGTGAAAAGTCGAGGTTCTACACCTGGGCACATGGCATCAAGGTCTACGAGGCCATCTATTCGCTCTCGGTGGCAAGCTTCATTCGGGAAACAGTGACAGTTGAATCACCTCGTCATGTTTCGATTTCGGCCTCGGCTTCCCGTAAACTTTAAAACCGGTGAACTTCGGCCGCTCTACCTGTTTGCCCTCGCACGTGGCCCCGCTCTGTATCATGCGCCGGATAATCTGCATCACACGGCTCTCGCTGATAATCTACTACGGCCCCAACGGCTGCACCTGCTGCAGTCACACGCACCACGGCCACAAGGAGGGCTTCTTCAACGAGGCATCCGTCAAGTTCAACACGGATGTGCTCGCTGAGTTCCTGCGCAACATATATCATGGTTTCGACACGTCCAACGAGGTCGAGCCAACCATGTGGCGTGAAATCTTACGTATTATCAACGAGGCTACTGTAGAGGGATTGTCTAAGGCACAGACTCCGCCCACACACGACAAGCTCTTCTATGAGGCGCTTCGCCACTCCAACGAGGTTTTCGCGGCCTTCAAGGTGCACACCATGGGCGTCGATATGGCCGCCAAGCTCTTCGACGATAAAGGCAAGCTCAAGCCCTTCAAGCAGTGGGTCGACGATGTTTCCTCCATCTCTTCGCACCAGGTGGGTTCTTGGCTGCAGACGGAATACGACACGGCGGTCATCCGTGCCCATCAGGCGGCCGACTGGCGGGAGTTCATGCGTAACAAGGACGTCATGCCTAACCTCCGTTGGATGCCCACTACTTCATCCGATCCTGAGACAACACACGAGGCTTTCTGGCAAAAGCGGCTCAATCTGCCCGTCGATGATCCGTTCTGGACAAAGCATCACCCTGGCGACCATTGGAACTGCAAGTGCTCCCTTGAGGCCAACGACGATGCCGTAGTGCGCCCTGAAGATACAAGCGTTGATAAACCGCAACCGGGGCTGGATAATAATCCTGGCAAGGATGGACATATCTTCAACGATACGCATCCGTACTTCCCTTCTGATTGTCGGCACTGTCCGTTCAATAAGGGCTTCAAAAATAAGGCAGCTGCTTTCTTCAAAAATGAGGACAAAGACTGCAATAACTGCTCAAAAGTTGATGCTAAGACCCCTGATAATGCATCTACTCTCAAGAAAGAACGTAATGCAATTAAGATCGAAGCAAAAACCTCTTTAACATCTGAGACTTTTAGAAATAACGATTTTCCACATGAAGTTAAAATTTCTGGTGCAGGTATCAAGGAGTGGTTAAATCAACCTCATGAGCACTATCGTGAAAAGAACAAAGCGTTACTTAAGCTGAAAGAGCTATTCGAAAAAGCTAAATACTTAGGCCCCACGATAGACGAGAAGAAAAGAGAAAATGTGCTTTACAGTCATATCTTTGAAACTAAGATTTCAGGAGATAAATCATGGATCATTGTGCACCAAATGAAATGGGGTGAATATTACATTCATAGCATTTCGGATAGCGAGAAGGTCGCCTCTAAAAAAAAAAAAGGCCTCTGAGTCCTTCCCTCCGGAACTGCAATCCGGCGCGGTACTCATCAACCTCACTTGCAAATATAACTATTCTTTCTGAATTCGCAAACAAAAACAAGAAAAATTTTATCATGGACGCAAAAAATCTTCAAATATTGGTTCAAAAGGCCAAAGACGACATCCTCAAAGAGGTAAACGACCGTCTTCCCCGCAAGGTTGGCATCATTGCCGTGAACCACTTCAAACAGAACTTCCGTGACAGCGGATGGCTCGACGATGGCCTCCATCCTTATTAATGACTGTTTATATGGATCAACTAAGGAAAATATAAAAGACATAAAGAAACAGGCACGAAACGACATACAGGGGACCTCAATAAATGCCGAAGGAGTTGATGGAAAAATAAATATTACAAGACGAGGAATAGATGAATGGCTTAATCAGCCACATAAACATTACGCAGAAAAGAATAGAATGATTCTTTATATTAACGATGTTTTTAAAAATGCCATTTATTTAGGAAAAGGCATCGACAAAAGCACCAAACCGGGCTCTAAATTCATTCATCTGTACGAAACCCAGATACAGGGCGATAAAAGTTGGATAATAGTTAAAGAATTTGAGGATGGAAACAAAATACTATATAGTATTTCCGACAGCCAGAATATTCTTAAGGCGCTAAAATGAAAAGAAGCCCCAAATCACGGCTGGAACTACAATCCAACATAGATAAGGAACCTCTTTCACTGCAAATATAGTTAATCTATTTCATTCCGCAAACAAAAACAAGAAAAATTTTATCACGGACTCAAACAATCCGACAGAATCATTATCGACAATAGTAGTGGTTGTTCGGATAGGTTTATCAGAAAAGCAATACTTGCCAGATTGCATCTTCCAGGACAAAAAATTAACGAAGTATGGTTATATGAAAAAGGCAATGTAAGATTACTGTTTAAAAATGAGAAATTTGTATAAACGACAACGGGGAAGTAAAGAACTTCCCCGCGATGCAACGCGCCGCAGCGCATGCTAACTACTTTCGTAGCTGTTGCAAATATAACTATTCTTTCTGAATCCGCAAACAAAAACAAGGAAAATTTCATCATGGACGCACAAAATCTTCAAATATTGGTTCAAAAGGCCAAAGACGACATCCTCAAGGAGGTAAACGACCGTCTTCCCCGCAAGGTTGGCATCATTGCCGTGAACCACTTCAAACAGAACTTCCGTGACGGTGGCTGGCTCGACGACGGCCTCCATCCATGGAAGCGCACCAAACGCCAGGACTCCAACTCGCCTGATGCCAAATACTGCCCGCTTACCTCCCGTCGTGATCATCTCATGCGCTCAATTCAGGCAAGCACTGCTCCCGGTGAAGTCACTATCGAGGATCCTGTACCATACGCGGCCATCCACAACGACGGTGGCGACATCACCACGCACCCTTCCGTCACGGCTAAAATGCGTAAGTATGCCTGGCACATGGTCTATTCGCTTGCCGGTATCAAAGGCAAAGGTAAACTGCCCAAAAACTCCCTGCCGAAGCCGAAAAATGGAAGGGCCTTGCGCTTACCAAAAAGCCGAAGATCACAATCCATGCCCATATCCCGCAGCGACAGTTCATGGGTGACTCCTACGAGCTCCGCATCAAGATAAATTCTCTCATTAACCAATCTATTCAAAAAATTATTGGTGTCCGCTAAATAGATATAACGACTTATGGAATCCCTTTGGTTTAAAGGAATCCCGCTCTAAGCATTATGCGACAAGCCCCTCCTTCAATTTTGTTAACTTTCAGGAGGGGCTTCCAAAGCCTTCTCCAATGCTTCCTCCCAATCCTTTTCCGGGTGTTCCAAGAATCCATGAACGTCAATATAGTACATGAGCATTATCCTGACCATTGTAGCAAGCCCGGAG